GCCAAGCCGTAATATAAAAGTCGAGTAAATAACTCTTCGTCACTTACTCGACCGCCGCGTTTTTTGAGTTGTCCTCGCTCTCGATATTTCGCTTGGTGCCCTTGAACATAGCCTCGGTGATTGCGGATTTATAGGTTGCCAAATCTGCAGGTGCGGTGAGCAGTTCCACCACATCTTCGGTGAGCAGTTCCTTCGGGTCATCCTTATGCTTGAGGTTGTGAACCAGGATAGTTTGGTTTGCCATCAAGGTGATAAGCCAGACAATCTCGCCGATTGCCATCTCGAAGTTTTCACTCTTCATCAGCTTATCGCCAAGGTTCTCAAGCCCGCCGTAACGAGCAGCGATTTCCTTGGTAGCCTTGGTGGTCAACAGTAATTCGTATTCCTCACCACCGATGAGGATAGTTGCAGAGCGTTCAGTATTCATACGTTAATCCTCCTTTAGTCCTTTTCGGGGGTTGCGGAAGCCGTGTAGTTGGGTTCGTACACTTCCTTGTACCAGTTGGTGATGGTGCTTGCAGACACGTTGCTATCGCCCTCGGTAACCTCTGCCTTCCAGGGATGCTTGTTTGCACTGTCGATTTTATTGCGGCGCATAATAGTTCCCTCGATGGTAGGAGTGCTGAAGGTAATGCTGTCACCCTTGGTAGCAAGTGCCGTAGCAGGAATACCGAACTTGACACGGTAAAGCCAGAAGTAACGGTACTTGCCGTTGGCCTTCTTTGCACGGAAACCGACAGCCACAGGAGTGCCACCATCTTCGGCAGCGGAAATTACGACACCGTTTTCATCAATGGTAGATCCGGTAAGGTCGGATGCAACGCTGCCACCCAAATCATCAACACCCAAAGAAAGAGTGCCGGACTTGAATTCCTTGACGATTTCGGCTGCACCGTCATCGGCATAAAGAGTAGCCTCTGCCAACTCCACAGAAAGGTCTGCGGTCATAGCTTTGGCAAGCTGTACCGGGGTTGCATAGGTTTCGTTGCCGTCGGCATCCTCGGTGATTTTTGAGTAGAACAATTTATCAAGACCAATCGTAGCCATGATTATTCCTCCATTTCATAGAATTTGGCTACATCCACTGCGTAGTGGTAGTAGCCCGTTTCGGTTTCATAACCGATGTATCTTCGGTCGGTTATGGTAAAGTCATCTGCCAACAGCAACTTCACAAGAGCGTTTTTATCCTTGATATAGTTGCCTTGACAATAAAGAGACAGCCTTGCTTCTTCCACATCAACACCGGGAGCGTTGTCTGCGTGAAGCTCGAAGCTGTCGGCAATAGGAGTTACAACGATATATTTTTCGGGTGCCTCATCCTTAAACACGCCAGTTTCAATAGGAATACCCAAGGGATATACCACTCGTTGTATATCGGCAAGAAGGCTCATAATTTGCTGACCTCCTCTTCAAATTTTCTCTGCATCGCAGTCATACAAGCGTCCTTTGCAGAACGCTTGGCGGGTTTCAAAAAAGGTTTAGCCGGTTGTCCGTGCTTGCCGTACTCGATAATGTTGGCGATTTTCGCATTGCTTCCACCATTGGCACGGGGTTCAGAAAAACCGATTTTTATATTGTGGTTACCGTCCTTATCCATCCTTACGGAGGTAAGACCGAGAGAGCGTTCCAATTCACCCGTGGAGCGGGAGTCGTATTTAGTACCGCTACCCACAGAGGATGCGAGGTTGCTTTTAACCTTTGCAAGGACAACTTCGCCTCCGGCTTCGAGGACGCTTTCGGCAACGCTGTCAAATCTGCTACCCAGTCTTGAAATCTGCGTAAGGAATTCTTCAGGCATTTTGAAATCAACCTTTGCCAACGGTCGCCACCACCTTTTTTGCTAAAACCTCTATATACATTCCACGGCCTTTCACATCCTCAACGGAGGTGATTTCGTATCTGCCACCATCGCACACAATAATGCAATCGGTGGTAATCTCAACGCCGGGAATGGTGCGAAAACGAAAGAGGTCGGTGGCTTCGCTAAAGGCAGATAAGTTAGCCCAACGCTGTGAGCCGTGCCGACCCTCTCTGTATACACGGATGGAAGCGAGGATTTCATCCACCGTAGCGGTGAAACCCTCGCTGTCCTTTATCCTTTTTGTAACAATGATATCCGCAAAGCCGTTCATCTTTCCAAAACTCATACTCACACCTTCCAATCTCGGTCAAGCCGTAAAAGCATATTAACGGTGTTCCAAACTTGCTGGCTTGCTTGAACGTTGTCGGCAAAGAAGCCGCCTGTACTACCATCCCTGGATTCGTAAAAGTGTGAGGCAAGCATTATGACCGCTTGTTCCGTTGTGGGCGGCATATCATTTTCACTGTAGTATCCTTCTGTAATGTGCTGATAGCTTTCCGCATAGGAAACAGCAGCGGTGATAAATCCCTTCAGCAAGGAATCGTCAGCCTCGTGTTCCAATATTAAGTTTTGCTTGACCTTGTCAAGAAGTTCATCCATCACCGCCACCTCCTAACTTAAGCAGTAGTAGTACCCTTCATCTGAAGAACCTTGATGGCTTCAGGAAGGATGAGCTTACCATCAAGACGCTTGGTAGCAAGGAAACCGACCTGACCGGAATCAGCATAACGCTCATTGAGGCGGCGGAAGGTAATGCCCTGGCGGTCTCCAATCCAATAGAAGTAGAAGTCACCAAACAGAGCCACCTTATTACCGGCGGCAATGGTAGGAACGAAAGGAGAAGTGTAAATCGGTCTGCCGAGGAGGGTTTCGTGTTCGCCCTCGTGGAGAGCCTTCTGCCAGAGGAACTGTCCGTCATTGCCCTTGAGCTTACGGATAGCAGCCATAGTGTCATCGTTGAAAATCCAAATTGCCTTTCTGCGATAAGGAGCCTTCAAACTGTAGTAGAGATTGATAATCTCTTCGGCGGTGATCGCAGTGCCGGAAGCAGCGGTAACACCTACTTCAGCACCACCGTTGTCAGCAAGCACACCAAGGGGCTTGTTTTCACCATTGCCGTTGAAGAATGCGTCCTCTTCCTTGTCACCAATGCGACGGGCAAATTCGGTTACAAAGTAGTTCTCAAGGTCAAAGGCAGAGTCGTTGAGCAACTCTTCGGACACCTTGATGATAGTGCCAACCTTGTGAGCGCCGATGTTCTGCTGACCAAAGACATCATCACCTTCGGGAATAGCACCTTCCTCGTCAATCCAGGAAGCGGTGCCTTTGGTAGTTACCACAGGGATTTTGTGGCTGCCGGAATTAGTCTGGAAAATGTGTGCGTGTCCACGGACAATGTGTTCCTGGTGAAGAGCCTTAACAAGAGTGTTTTCAAACTCATCAGGACAGAGATAGCCACCTTCGCTGTCAACGCCTTCCTGGAGCGCATTGCGTACTTCGTAGGACACACCATTCTTGGCACGGGTTACATTCCAGAATGCGTCCTTGTAAGCGTCGGTTGCACGGCCGACCTTTGTTTCAACCTTAACAGCATCAGGCTTTGCGGTGAGGGGCTTGCTGGTGGGAGCGCTCATCTCTCTGTCAAGAGCCTCCTGGCGTTCAAGACGAGCAATCTCCTTGCCGAGTTCTGCAACATCATTCTCCATACGAGTGTAGGTTGCATCATCTTCGGCAGAAAGAACGCCGTTTTCGTTACGGCGGGACTCAAGGAATGCCTTTGCAGCATCCCAGGCTTTGGAGCGCTTAGTGCGCAGTTCGTGAATAGTCATAATGTTAACCTCCAAGTTAATATTTCATAAGATTGAGTCGTTCCATAAGGTCATCTACAGAACGGCCGGGTTTGACCTCCGGCTTTACCGGGGGTTCGGGTGCTTTGGCTTTTGCCACAGACTTTGTTTTCGCGGTGATTTTATTGATGAGTGCCTTTTCCACCGCTTTGTCGGAGAACTCATAGGCAGGAACATCGGCTTCTCTCTTTTCATCGGTGAGGATGTCATCGGCAAAGCCAAGTTCGATAGCCTTTTTAGCGTTCATCCAGGTTTCGCTGTCCATAAGGTGAGACAGCTTTGCACGGGAAAGATTGGTGCGAATTTCATAAGCGTTGATGATGCTTTCCTTGACCTCATTGAGCATCTCGATTGCTTTCTGCATATCCTCGTGGTCACCGAATGCGCCGGTCATAGGATTGTGAATCATCATAAGAGCCGTAGGAGCCATAAGCACCTTGGTGCCTGCCATTGCGATGACAGATGCCGCAGACGCTGCGATGCCATCAATCTTGACCGTAACATTGCCTTTGTAGTCCATTAGCATGGAGTAAATCTGGCTTGCCGCTACACAGTCACCACCGGGCGAGTTGATCCAAACCGTTACATCACCATCGCCGGAGAGCAGTTCTTCTTTGAACATCCTGGGGGTGATGTCATCGTCAAACCAGCTTTCTTCTGCTATCGTGCCGTACAGCTCAAGGACTCGCTCTGCGGACTGTTCTTCGCTTGTTTCCAGGTTCGTCCACTTCCAGAACTTCTTCGCTTGGGTCTTCATTGGTTTCTGTTTCCTCCTTTTCTGTAGGTGTTATATTTGCAAAAGCCCCTGCGTTACCGAGCGGGAGCATATTGCCGTTGATAAGGTAAAGATCGCCACCTTGTTCGGCAGGAATTCTATCGAGGTTTTCCAGCTCACGAATGTCGTTTGCACTCATCCAGCCGTTCTGCCTTGCGATGGAATATCCGTTCATTCGGCTTTGATAATCACCACGGAGCAGACCCTCCAAATTAAACTTGATGAAATATTCCTTCTTCTCATCAAGGGAAAGCAAAATACGCATCATCGATTGCTCCCAACGGATAATCCAGGGGTCGAGGGTGTATTTCACAAATTCAAGGGATTGCTGCTCAATATTAGAAAAGCTCGACTTTTCAAGGTCGCCCACCATATGAGGAGGCACCCTGAAAATTCGAGCAATTTCATTGATTTGGAATTTGCGTGTTTCAAGGAACTGTGCTTGTTCAGGAGAAATGGAAATCGGTGTGTACTTCATTCCTTCTTCCAAAACGGCCACCTTGCCGGTGTTTGCAGAACCACCAAACTGACTCTGCCACGCATCACGCACACGGGCGGGGTCTTTGATTGTGCCGGGGTGTTCCAACACACCCGAAGGTGCTGCACCATTAGCGAAGAACTTGGCACCGAATTCCTCGCAGGCAATTGCCATACCGATAGCGTTTTTCGCCATCGCAATGGGACTGTAGCCCACAAGACCGTCAAAGCCAAGTCCGGGAATATGAAGAACGTCGGAAGGCTTCAGCACAACGCTTGAACCTTCCATTGTGTGAGCCTCTTCATTTGCCCTTTGATAGGTGTAATACAGTTCGCCGTTTTCATCTCGGTCAACTGTCATTTTGTTCGGCATCAGCGGATACAACGCCACGACTTCACCTTTACCGTTGCGGATGATCTGTGCGTAAGCGTTACCCCAAAGGAGAAGGTGTGTCATCAAGGTTTCCCTAAATACAAACGAACTCATTTCGGGGTTGGGTTCATCGTGTAGTAAAAGGTAAAGCGGATGGTCGACTGCTTTTTCCTTGCCGCCGGAGTCGGTGTATCTGTATAGATGCAACGGAAGACCTGCAACCGCTTCTGCGAGAATTCTCACGCAGGAATATACGGCGGTCATTTGCATTGCTGACCTTTCATTTACGGGCTTGCCGGATGTTGAGCCACCCATATAAAAGGTGTAGGTGCTACCGACTGTTCTGTTTTGAGGCTTATCTCTTGAACGAAACAAGCCACTGAAAATACCCATTCAACTCACTCCTCTCATACAAACAAAATGCCTCGGTCGTCATATACCGAAGCAGTAGTATCATTGCCACAGCGAATCGCACGGTCGAGCGCCATAATGGTTGCAACAGCACCGTCAATTTTTTCTGTGGACTTTTCTTTGTCCGGCTTGATGTTTCCCGCCGGGTCGGTGCGAATGAAGATGTTATCCATCATCCATCGAAGAACTGGATGTCCTCCGTGGGCGATCTTTTCTTCAAGCACCAGTTTCATTAGTTCCTTTGTAGGCGGAGACATATCTTTGAAGCCTTGACCGAAAGGAACAACAGTGAATCCCATACCCTCAAGGTTCTGCACCATCTGCACAGCACCCCAACGGTCAAATGCGATTTCACGGATGTTGTACTTCTCGCCGAGCCGTTCTATGAACTTCTCAATGTATCCGTAGTGAACAACGTTGCCTTCGGTGGTTTGCAAGAAGCCTTGTCGTTCCCATATATCGTATGGAACATGGTCTCTGCGAACACGAAGGTCAATGTTGTCTTCGGGTATCCAAAAGTACGGAAGGATGATATATTTGTCGTCATCATTGCCGGGTGGAAAGACAAGCACCAATGCTGTGATGTCCGATGTGGATGAAAGGTCAAGACCTCCGTAGCAAACACGGCCTTCAAGTTCATCCTCATCGGTTGCGAAAGCACATTTATCCCATTTTTCCATAGGCATCCAACGCACCGCTTGTTTTACCCATTGGTTCAAACGGAGTTGCCTAAACGAGTTCTCCTCGCCGGGATTTTGCTTTGCGGATTCGCAAGCATCACGCACCTTATCTATGGCAACCGTAATACCAAGAGAGGGGTTTGCTTTCTTCCAGGTCTTGGGGTCAGTCCAATCGTCCGCCTCATCCGCACCGTAGATAACGGGATAAAATGTGTGGTCGATTTTTCTGCCTTCGATGATGTCCTTTGCTTTTTGGTGGATCTCATAACAGATTGACTTGGTGTCGTTTCCCGCCGTAGTAATAAGAAAGTACAGCGGTTGCATTCGAGCATCACCGGAGCCCTTGGTCATAACATCAAACAGCTTTCGGTTCGGCTGCGTGTGCAACTCATCAAAAACAACGCCGTGAGTATTGAAACCGTGCTTGTTGCCAACGTCAGCGGAAAGCACTTGATAGATACTTCCCGTAGGCTGATAGATGATTCGCTTTTGGGAGTCCAGAATTTTTACTCTCTTGGAGAGTGCCGGACACATACGAACCATATCAGCAGCCACATTGAAAACGATGGATGCTTGCTGTCGGTCGGCAGCACAGCCGTAAACCTCGGCGCGTTCTTCTCCGTCACCACAAGTCAAAAGCAGAGCCACGGCTGCCGCCAATTCCGACTTGCCTTGCTTCTTGGGTATTTCAATGTAGGCTGTATTGAACTGTCGGTATCCGTTTGGCTTGAGCGTTCCGAACACATCACGGATGATTTGCTCTTGCCAATCGATAAGTTCAAAGGGTTTTCTTGCCCAGGTACCTTTGGTGTGACAGAGGCTTTCGATAAAGGCGACCGCATAATCAGCAGAAGCTTTATCGTAGTAGGAGCCTTTGGTCATAAACCGAGTCGGCTTATACTTTTTCAGTTTTCTGATATGCGTTCACCTCCTTAAAATGGTATAAAAAATAGCCGCCACCAAATGTTGCGACTTGCCTTATACGAGGAACAGAGCCTCACGGCTCTATCCCAGGGTTATTGGGTTTTAGTAGTTGTTGCCGTGGAGCAGGATTTCCAATGCAAACTGGGTGTCGGGGTCAGTGGGCTTGATGTCCCAACCTCTGTCGTAGTTGCAGACGACCTTACCGTCTCGCTTAAGCATCAGCTTGCTGACCTTGCCACCTTCGATACCGAACTTGGAAGGCTCGTCAAAAACCTTCAGCCAGTAATGAAATATGCTGTTATAAACCTTAAGACTACCTTCTTGCCACATTTTCTGCCCCCTTAAATGCTCATCATACGAATGGCAGGAATGCGGGGGCGTTCGTTTGTCTGCCAATCGGTGTAGTTTGCGTTGACTTCGGTCAACCCTGCGATTTTGAAACCGTGTTTCTCGAAGGCTGCCAGAGTGGGAATGAGGCTTGAGAAGGTGCTGCTGATAGTAAACTCGGTGACTCCATTATCTTTGAAGGTTTTAGCGATTGCCTCAATGTCCTCATTCCAAATGACCTCGGAAAAATCAATAAGGTCATTTTCGGCATCGTTGCTCCTGCGGTATGCCCAAAAGGCTGCGGCGCAAATGCCATAATCGGTAAGGCTTGCTGCCTTTTCCGTGATGGCTCTTTCAAAAAGTTCAATTTTCTTCATGGTGTGTACCTCCGTTTGTTTTGTTGTGAGTGTATATTACCGTCATAATCGAAATATATCCAGTCATTTTGCGATAATAAACTACACA